CGGCGCTTGGAACTGCTGCGTCCACGGCGTCAGCAGCGAACCGTCAGCCATGCCGCCCAGACTACCGACTGCGCCACCAGCACTGCCAGTTCCGCCATCCTGCGGAATCCACACCGGATGCCCTTCACCCTCGCCGATGACGCGGACCCATTGACCGTCAGGCGTCTGAATCTTCGAGATGGCCCCGCTCGCATTCGGAGGCGAGATGTGGAAGCCTGCCGCTTCGAGTTGCTGCTGGTGTGCGAGCAGACTGGCCTGGTCGTTCGCGCCGCCCATGATCTGCTGATATGTTTGCTGGTAGTTGCCGTTCTGCTGGCCCGGAATCGTCTGTGGTGCCTGTTGCGTCTGACCCTCGCCCCAAGGATTTCCAGGTTGCCCGTAACCTGGTAATGTCGGATACGCGCCAGGCGTCTGTGCCGGATTCGGCTCACCGGGCAGGAAATTCTGTCCAAGTTGTGATTCGCCAATCCAGATCCCTGGTTGTTTATTCCCGCCTTGACCTGGATCGGTAATACCAAACTGCGGCTGTGGCTGCGGCTGTTGGTCAAACCAGCTCATGCTGTCGCTCCTTGCTGCACCGGCTGCGCTCCGAGCGCGATCCAGTGCGGGGCTTCCGATGCGGGCTTCTGCGTCACTTCGCCGGTCGGTGCTCGGAGCGTCACCATCTGAGATGCCGAGGCCGGCGCTGACGGTGCGAGCGATGACACCGAGCCTGGATTGGAGACGACCTTGAAGCTGTTCGGTCCGCTCGAGGCCGAGCCAGGCACCACAGGAGCCGCAGCAGCCGAAGCGTTAATCGGCACGGTCGGCAACGGTGTCACGTTACTCGACGGCGTGCCGAGTCCGAGTAGTTGGGACAGCTTCGTCACCGCCGCGCCACCAGCGCCGGTATACGGCGACAGTTGCTGCTGGTTCGTGTTATACGCGCCAATCTCGTTGTTGTAGCCCTGCTTGGCGAAATCTAATGCGTTCTTCGTGCTCTCAGCCTGAATCCGTGCAGCCTCTGTCGAGGCGTCCGCGTTGATCTTCGCGGCTGCGGTATTCGCGTCGGCGATGATCTTCGCGGCGTCGGTCTGAGCGCCGGCCGCCTGACTCGCGCCGTAGACGCCGAATGCCCCTTGTGCGATGGTCGAGAGCACTGACGGTGTGGACAGCGCGGACAGCGACTTCGAGAGGATGCCAGACGTGGCCCCGCCTGTCGTGACTGCTGATGGCACACTCCCAGACGACGCGACAGCCGGCAACGTGCCTGCGGTCGGTGCGATAGTCTCAGAGGCCAGCGCTGGCGCTGCTGCGGCTCCCGGCAGTCCAGCACCGCTCGCAATCCCTGTCTCCGCTCCAGTCTCAGCCGCAATCGGTGCCGTGCCGAGGCCAGCAGCCGTGGACGCAGCTCCGGTGCCTGCCGCCGTGCCCTCTAGCACAGGAGCAGCCGCACCGAGTTCAGGCACCGTCGTAGACGCGCCAACGTCGCCGGCCAGCGCTGAACCGCCACCGAGGCTGCCAGCGATACCAGCACCGATGACGCCTCCAGCCCCGATGGTCGTCAGGAGCGTCAACCAGTCGATGCTGCCCTTGTAGGTGCCTGCCTTGTCGTCCCACTGCGAGCCCTTCCGAAACGGGCCAGACTTCTCATACATGAAATTCCACGCGCTTGACGGGTCGCTGCCGGGAATGCGATACGACATCCCTTCCTTCGTCAGTTGCCCGTCAGCCGTCTTGCCGGTGTCCGAGTTCTGCCAGACGATCCACGGCGGAACATAGCTTTTCGTCGTGCCGTTCAGCGTGTAGACCCGCCCGTCAGACTCAGCGTGGTAGCCCGCATGGTCAGCGAACTGCGCGAAGTCAGGTGGCAGCAGATACTGGACAGGCGCTGGAGCAGGCTTCGTAGCGCCTGGGCGGGGAGGTGCAGACAGAGCCATCGTTATGCCTCAACCCATGACAGCAACGTCATCGTCACCGTCGATTGGTTCGCGCCAGAGTTCACGTAGAAACCGACTTGGTCAGGCGTGAGAAACGTCGTGCGCGTCACGGAATACAGGTCGAGAAACGTCGTGCCATCGTAGGACAGCGAGTATATGCGATTCGTGCCATTATCGGCGATCTTGAAGCACATCGGCCGCCCTGAAATTAATGGTGTGAACGGGCCAGCCGGTGACGCGCTGAACGTCGTATCGTTCGTGCAGTTCGAGACGACCACGGTAGACCCGCAACTGAGCGCGAACAGCGAGAGCTTGCTTGACGCAGAATCTCTGAATAGAAGACCGACACTGTCCGTATTCGCGCCGTTGAACAGCATCGTAGGGATAAACCATGCCGTGATGGTGTAGGGTGTCGATGGGTTGGTCTTGACTCTTGAGCGGATGCTGAGACCGCTGTGTGATGGCGTAGCGAGGATGAACGCGCCTGTGGTCGTAGAGATGGTCGAACTGCCCTGATTCACCCACGTCGTTGGCGCGGAGATGCCGGGGTCTTTCATCGGGTAGACTGGCCCCCACGGAGCCCAGACGGCACCAGAGCCTGAATACCGCTGCACCCAGAAGCCATCATTCGGGAAATACAGATCCCCAGCAGTCGGCGAGCCAGGTAGACTGGCCTCTGTCCCTGTCGATGTGATGTTCCCTGTGCCGGTGCCAGCAGGCACTGAATAGCCCCCGACACCGTTGAGGAACTTCGTGCTGTCGTTCGGTAAGATGGGCGCGAATCCGTGCGCTGACGTGGTCACGTTCGCCGTCGTGACGTTCGTCAGCGACAGGTCGGCCTCTACTACCGCGCCGAATGTCGGATCTCCGCTCGCGTTACCGTGCAGCAGCGTCGTTGTGGTTCCGAGCGAGCCGAGCGCGGAGACATCGACGCCACCGTTGCCCTTGATGAGCGCGTGATTCGTCAGCGTGCCGGTGTTCGTCACCGTGCCAGTGCCGCTCACGGTCTGGAAGGTCGGATCGGCCCCTGCCCCGTTCGACGTGAGCACCTGACCGGATGTGCCGACACCAGCGGCGACCTGAATATCATCTGTGCCGTTGCCGAGCACCACGAAATGATCCGTCAACGCGCCGGTATGCGTGACGGTGCCAGAACCGCTGCCAGTCGGCACGGTATACGCGCCGGTCCCGTCGAGGTATTTCGTCGCGTCGTTCGGGAGCTTCGGCGCGAAGCCGTGCCGCGTCGTGAGGACGTTCGCTGTCGTCACGTCGGTCAGCGAGAGGTCATTCTCAACCACGGCACTGAAGTTCGGCGCGCCACCGGAGTTGCCGTGGAGCACCTTGATATTCGTGCCGAGCGTGCCGAGCGTCTCGATATTCGACCCGCCAGTGCCGATGACGAGCGCATCCGCCGCGAGGTCGCCGGTATTCGTGACAGAGCCAGTGCCTGATAGCCCGAGGTTCTTGACGACGTTCTGTAAGAACCGCTGGAATACCTCAGTCATGCGCCCGTCAGGCCGCACGATGGGTTCAGGCGTCGGGATGTAGACTTGAGCCATCAATCAGCGCCGAGCACCGCAATAATATTCGTGGCGCTCCACACCGTCACGCCAGCCGACGTCTTCAGCACGAAATCATACGCAGGACTGCTGAGAGGATACACCGGGCCAGCCGTGCGCCCTGCCGTGTTCAGGACGATGGGATTAGGATACGGCAGCGTGAGCCCGATGTTCGTATACAGCGCCTGCTCGACTAAGCCAGCCGTGCCGGCTTGGAAGCTGTAGAACAGCCCGCCAGACAGCGGCTTGCCGTCAGTGCCGAAGAATTGCTGAATGGGAACAGGGAGAACCGCAGCAACAGCCATGATGTCACCTACGTATCGATGAAGTAGTCGAACACGATAATCATCTGGGTTGAGTTGTTCACCGTCGCCGTGCCAGAGGCTCGCACCGGGTTGGACCCAGGCACCGCCACGTTGTAGATGTCCGCCACACTCTGCGCTCCACCGATTTGCAGTTTCAGCGGTCCGGTCGATGGCTGCACGTTGCTGAAGTAGGTAATATCGCCGCCGAAGAACGTCGGAATGTTCGCCGTTGGGAATGGAAGTCCCTTCAGCCTGAGAAATCCGGTGATGGTGCCAGCGTTCGAGAATTGGATGTAGCCACGTAGGAAGCACATCCCGCCGAACACGCGATAGCTTCCATATTGCGAGCTGTAGACCTGTCCTGATTCGCTCGTTGTGCCGCCGATGACGGGTGTCCACGTTCCGGTCATAACCACATCCTCATACGCACCAGCGGTGCAGGGTCCAGAAGTCGGGCGAGGTGCTCCGACGAAGTCGATCGGGATATAGGAGATACCGATGCCAGCACCGACCGCTGGACTGGTGCCGAACACACGATAGTCGCTTGCGCCAGCGTCTCTGAATAGTGGGTTCGTGCCGTTGTCGATGCTGTTCGAGTGCGTCGTGCCGCTCCCGATATTCGAGTAGTCGGTGCCATTCCCGTAGGAGATATTATTCCGCGCGACGTTCGATGACCCGGCGATGATGATGCCTTCGCGGAAGCACGCCGAGACGGTGTTGTCGAGCACCTGAGTTGATGTCCCGGCAATCGCGAGCCCTTGCCCGCCAGGGTCAGAGCCAGGCCCAGAGATGTTGTAAATCAGATTGTTATAGATCTGATTATTGTTCCCATAGCAGATGATGCCGTAAAGCTGCCCGATGTTCGCGTTGCGCGATTGGTTAAAGATCCGACAGTTCTTCACGGTGTTGTTGTCTGGACTGCCGCCGTCATCGTTGAAAATCTGAATCCCAGCGCCCTTGTTGTCGTAGATGATGCATCCGGCCACCACGTTGTTCGGGCCAGCGAGGTAGATGCCGTAGCCGTTCTCTACGAATGAACCAGTTCCCGGCCGGCCGCCTCCGGTGATCGTCAGGTTGATGAACTCGAAGCCTCCGATGAGCACCGGCTTCTCGCCATGATATTCGATGCCCATCGCGCCTTCGCTTGCGCCGTAGACTGAGTTGTCGCCGGTAAACGCGGTGATGGTGGCATTTTGTATGCGGACGTGGTGCGGCTCGCCAAGATTGGTTGCCTTTAAGGCGACCGTGTCAAAGACGCCGGCCAGCGACCCGTTCATGTTGATGCCGTCGAACTCGATGTAGTGCTCGGAGCCTGACTCGAATAGGATGCACGCGCCGGGGTTGCCGAGTTGCGGCGTCTGCGGGAACATCGTCACGGTTTCGTTGTTGTAGTTCGCGATGCGGACCTTGTTCGCCCAGGACGTGCCGCTCGGACAGGAATCTAGACCCTCATCGTAGGTGCCACCGCGCACGAGCAGCGTGTAGGACGGGCCGAGAATGGAGACCCCATGCTTGATGGTGCGAAACGGGCTGGCGAACGTGCCAGGGTTGCTATCGCTGCCTGTCGTGGCGACGTAGTAGGTGCCGACGATGGGGACATCGCTATACTGCGCCGTGACGGTCAGGTTCGCGAACGGCATCGTTACCGTCGTGCTCGCAGCTCCAGCGTTGGCGATGGACGACCCGCCGCCAGACCAAAAAGCGAACGCCTTGCCTACAGCCGGCGCGTCGGCGACGATGCTGACCACAGTATTCGCGGCATAATTCCCATCTCCGCTACCGGACGTAACGCCCAGCGTGTAGAGCACCGGATTATCAACATAGGTCGCCGTCACCGTCACCGCTGCGGCAGGCATCGTCACCGTCGTGCTTGGAGACGAAGCGTTAGCGACTGTGCCACCCGTCCATGCGCTGAAGACCTTCCCGGTAGCCGGCGCATCAGCGACGATGGTGTTGACCGACCCTTCGAGGTAGGAACCATCCCCGGTGCCGAAGTTCACGGTCAGCGTGTAGGTCGGACCAGCCACGTTGAACGCCGACACGAACACCGGGCCTGCCGGCATCGTGACCGTCGTGCTAGAGGCGTTGACGTTCGCCACGTAGGACGTATCGCCGTTCCAGTGGCCGAACACGTAGCCAGGCTGTGCCGCATCCGCGACGATGGCCTGCACCACGCCTGCGGCGTAGTTGCCGGTGCCGCTACCGTGCTGCACGGTCAGCGTGTAGGTCGCTGGAGGCGTCGTGGTGTAGGTCGCCGTGACGGTAGAATCACCCGTCATCGTGATGGTCGTGCTCGGAGACGACGCAGAGGCGACCGTGGCCCCTGTCCAGATATTGAACACGTCGCCAGGTGCCGGCGTGTCAGCTGTAATCGTGACCACCGTGCCGCTCAAGTAGGAGCCGTCTCCTGTGCCGTTGTTCACCGTCAGCGTATAGGTCGGCAGGTCCGCATACGTCGCGGTGACAGTCACGGCTGCCGCCGGCATCGTGCAGTTGGTCGGAGACGCAGCCGCGTTCGCCAGATTCGCTGTGTCGCCGGTCCAAGCGCTGAAGACCTTGCCGACAGCTGGAGCGTTCGCCGTGACCGCATGCACCGACAACGCTGCGAAGTTGCCGCCTCCGGTGCCGTTGATGACCGTCAACGTGAACGTCGCCGCTGCCGTGTAGGTCGCCGTAACCGTCGTGGTGCCGGTGACGGTGATGGTCGTAGATGCGGCCGAGGAATCAGCCACAGATGCGCCGGTCCAGCCGTTGAAGACCTGACCAGCGGTAGGCGCATCAGCCGTGATGGTGACAACGGTGCCGCTCGGATAGGTGCCGTCTCCAGAGCCGTTCACCACGGTCAGGACGTAGGTCGGAGCCGATGTATACGTGGCCGTGACCGTGACGGCCGCGGCCGGCATCGTGGCGTTCGTGCTGGAGCTCGAAGGGCTCGTCAGTGCGCTGGTATCGCCAGTCCACGCATCGAACACCATCCCGGCGACCGGAGAATTCGCAGAGATGGGATTCACAGAGGCTTCGAGGTAGTTGCCGCTGCCGTTCCCATGCACGACGGTGAGCGTGTAGAGCGGGCCACCAGTGTCGGCATACGTCGCGGTGACGGTTTTATTGCCGCTCATGACGATGGACGTTGACGGGCTGGACGCTGACGCGACGGTGTCACCAGTCCATACGTCGAAAATCTTTCCAGTCGCAGGAGCGTCAGCGACGATGAGCGCGGTCTCGCCGGTCAGATACGATCCGTCGCCGGTGCCGTTGTTCACCGTCAGGGTCACAGTCGCCGCGTTGACGTAGGTGGCCGTCACCGTGAGCGCGTTGGCCGGCATCGTCACGGTTGTTGAAGCGCTCGACGGACTCGCCACAGCCCCGCCGCCGCCTGTCCAGGCACTGAACACCTGACCAGCCACAGGCGCATCCGCGACGATGGCCTGCACATCACCAGCCTCGTAGTTCCCATCTCCAGAACCGCTGACCACGGTGAGCGTGTAGGTGGCCGGTTGAGCCGACACGTAGGTCGCCGTGACGGTCAGGTTCCCCGTCATCGTGATCGTGGTCGATGGGCTGCTCGGAACTGCCACTGTGTCACCAGTCCATGTATCGAAGATAAACCCGTCAGCCGGCGTATCCGCCGTAATCGTGACGATCGACCCTGAGAGGTAGACGCCGTCGCCTTCGCCGCTGCCCACCACGAGCGAGTAGTTCAGACTCGGAACGTCAGACGCCTTCTGCGCGATGATGCTCATCTGGGCAGCGGTCCACGTCCAAGCGCAACGCCAAGCGCATCGAGCAGATCCGTCAGGGCCAGATAGACGTCACGATGGTCTTCGATGTCTGCCTCTGCGTCTTCTCGATGGGCTTCCCGCAGAGCCATAATCCACGCCAAGCGATCGGCCGTCATCGGAATCGGAGTCGGTCTGAGCTTGTCCATCACGCCGTCCATATCGTCACTCCGTTCGCGTCCTTCAAGATGAAATCGTACGACGGTGCGAGCAGCGGATAGGCCGGTCCAGGCAACCTGCCGTAGATGTTCAGCGTGATGGGATTCGCGTATTCCGTCACGAGGTCCGCATCCTGATACAGCGGCTGGAGAATGGCATAGGCTGTGCCAGCCTCGTAGCAGTAGAGTAGCCCGTTTGCCAGCGCGACACCGTTATCGTCCATGTATTGCTGAATCGGGACAGGGAGAACCGCCGGAGTCGTCATGCCTCAGACACCATCCAAATCACGCCGCAGTCTGGACAGGTAATCTTGCCTGGCTCTATTTTTAGAGATTTCGGCCGACATCCCTCCTTAGCAGCATGGTCAAGGAGGACATCTGACAACAACTTCTGCGCCGATTCTACGGTCACGATGTTCCCTCCGTCATATCGACATAGCAGTCAAGGAATGCCCAGAATACCGGATCGGAGACCCTGATCTTGCACGCCCAATTCCGGCCACGTCCGAGGCGATTGAGATACGTGCGCTTGCTGGTCTCACCGATTTTACCGGGATTCAGCGTGTAGCCGTTGCCCCAATTCACGCCGCCATCCTTCGAGAACCAGATCGCGACGACTGGATCGCTGCCCTGCCCGGTGACGAGCCCTTGTCCAGCCTGAATCAGGAACTCAATACGGTCGAGGAACAGCATCAGATTCGTCTCGAACGGCAGCGTAAATGTCCGCTCGCGGACGGTCGGGAATATCGCCGTCGTCGGTGCCGGCGGTGCCGGCTCTTCGTCGGTGTAGAGCAGATGCACGCGCAGTGCAGCCGCAGATGTCGCGCTGGTCCGAATCCGCAGCGCCACACGGACAGGCACAGTGATGGGATAGCCTGCCGGGAGCCAGGTGTTATCCCATCCCTGAATCCCGACCCACGGAAACGTATTCCGCAGCGTCGTGATGACCGTTTCAGAGCCAGCCTCGCCAACGCCGATGTCGATTTCTACCGACTCGCCGCCGAGTGCCGCCGCAGCCTTCGGAGCCACGCCGAGCAGCATCGTAGACACGCTGATGAGCGTCAGTGCCTCAACCCATGCCGAGTTGGCCCACGGTGTAGCGTTCGGCGTGAGCAGCGCACCGCTGGTCGGCCAGCTGGCCCCTGTGGCAGTCGGTGCGTAGTTGTAGGCGCCGGTTGTCGTGCCGACGACCGGCAGTCCAGCGCTATACATCAGCGCGAAATGATACGTCTCTGATGCGATGTTCGACCGAATCCGAATCGAGAGCCGCGCGTTCGCCGCGATATTCGCAATCGCAGTCGGCAGCATCATGGCTTCAAACGCACAGTTCCCCTGTCCAGGCGATATGAGAAGCGGAGCACTGATGGCGGTCTCAGCACCGTCTGCGCCGGTCCCGAACTGCACCTCAACGTTGTCCGCTCCGCTAGATGACCCGGTTTTAATCTCAGCCACGATGCCGACGACACAGATAGCGCTCGAAATCGATGACACTGGGATGATTTCGTTCCAGTCCGTCAGTTCGCCAATACTCGGCGATGTCACGACTGCGATGCTGTTCGCCGCAGCCGGCCAGACCTGGATCGGTGCCGTGGTCAGGACGCTCACAGCGGCTTCTCAAGGTAAGTGAGCGCACAGGTGAGCGTCCGAGAGCCGCTAGACGACTCAGAGCGCGTGCGAGCCGCGATACGAGACGACACCGGAATGTTGTCGAGCGGATGATACAGCGGGAAATACGACGGACCGTCCACGGTCGAAATCCCGGTGTGATGAAACCGAATCGTCGTCAGCACCGTCTCCGCAGCAGCTGCCCCGATACCGATGTCTACTTCCCAGCTCATGTCGAGGCTCAGGAGCTTGACGGCGATGCCGGTGAGCACCAGCGATGCACTGGTCGAGGCGACCATCTGCGTCCAGGTGCTGTTCGCCCATGCCGATGCGCCGGTCGTCAGCGATGTCGAGGTCGCCGCTGATGGCACGCACTTCTGCGGCTTCGCAGACGTCAGGAACTCGCCAACGAGCGGTTTCTTGTAGTAGGTCATCGCGACGAACCATGTCGGCGTGGCTCCGGTATTCGACTTCCGCATCCGAGCCGCGACACGTTCGCCGCTGAGAATGTTATCGAGTGCGATGGGCAGCGGCATATACCCAGGATTGGCGTGTTCCGGGTCGCCATACGAGCCGCGAAACGTCGTCACGACGACTTCTGATGACATCGCGCCAGTGCCGATGTCGATCTCGAAGTCCTTCGCGACGTTGTCGTTGCCAGGAAGCACGATAATCCCGGTCGCTACGAGGTCGGTAGACGCTGATGCGAGCAGTTCAACCCAAGCCGAATTGCCCCAAGCGCTCGCGTTCGGCGTGAGCTCAACAGGATCAGCGGCGGCCGGTGCCGTGAAGAGTTGGCCCCTGACGTTCTGGGACGACACTACACTTCCGCCAGTTCTTCATCGAAGTAATCGAGCGACATCTCGTAAATCGTGCCGCCAAGCCGATCGCCGACGAGATGCCGACCCGCGAAGAACATGTGACACTGCGGCCGTCCGCGCGTCCAGTCCACCGCCGTGGAATCCCACGTCGCGCGTTTATGCCATCGGTCCGTCGATAGGTCGTAGACGAGCATCCATTTGCAGCCAGGCACCTGAAGGCAGTAGAAGCGGTGCGTGTCCTCCTGGTAGCACCACGCGACAGCCAGCCGCAAGTCGTGCGATGAGACATCCGTGGTGACGTTGCCGGATGCCTGAATCAGCGCGGTAATGGCTGGCGTGCTGATGATTTTCGGCTCGAGCCCGTCGAGCACCCAGACGCAGCCCTGCCCGTCGTCGTTCTGTCCGAGCCAGAACAGCGTATTCTCGAGCCGCCGCACCGAGAACGGCGCAACGCTGCCGGATTCCATGAACTCGCCGCTGGTCGGCGCGAACGGGAACAGCGGGTCGCCGCTGTCATACCAGAACTCGGACGTCTTCCGGCCGATGATGCAGACCACGCGATGATTCCGCACCAGCGCGTTGATGTCGTCTGACGCCTCTGACCGTTCGGCCACGTCGAGCGCGTCCCACGTCGTCCCATCTTCGAGAGCGCTGATCTGGAACTTCCGCGTCTCCGTCACGAGCGCGAAGAAATAGCCGTCCATGAACTCGCCCATCCTGACGTTCGACGGGAAGCCAGGGTCGGTAATCTGCGTGAGCGTGTTCGCGTTCAGGTTGAAGATGTAGCCGAGTCCACCACAGGTGATGAATAACTGGTTCCCAGCCGTGCCGTTCGAGCAAATCGACGGCAGGTAAACGCTTGGTGCCATTGCCGGGAAATACGCCACGTAGGTGGCCGGATTCGTCGGGAACACCTCGTAGAGCGTGTCTCCCGCGATGGCGAAGGCGCGATCGAGGGTCGCAGGGCTGAAGAACATCGCCGTCACAGGCGCTGTCGGCAGGTTCACCCACGGTCTGAGCCCCGGCGTGCCGCGTAGGTATGGATTGGCGGTCTTCACGGTGCCAGGCGACACGGTTTCGAGGAAGAGGTTAATCGTCTCCTCTGGGTCGGCTGTGGTGCTCGCGCCCACGTTCGACGGACCGACGAAGCCTGGAACTTGACTGCGTGCCATATCACCGGAACCGAGGAATCGGCACGTCGAGAATCCCGAAGGCTGAGAGTAGGTAGAGCACGAGGCACAGCACCACGACGACGCGGATGACCGTTTTGATGGCCGCGTCCATCGGGATGTAGTTCTCGATGAGGTAGAGGCAGACGCCCGCGATGACGAGCAGGATGATGAGTTGAATCATGGTCAGTTCCCCACTCCAAGCAGCAAGAACCGGCGTCTCGTGGTCACCGTGTTAGGCGTGCCGAATGACGCGGCCATAAGGCCAGCAGCGATCGTGGTAGCACCGAGTGTCATCGTTGGTGTATCGTCGGCTGACTGCACAATATATTCGTCGGCGTGTTCTTTGTTCACATTGCCGGTAATCGCGAAGTTCGTGAAGGTATACCCTCCACCGCCTGCGGATGGGCCAGCCCCAGACCCGAACGAGACCCCCCAGCCGATGATGACGCAACTACCAGACCCATGAGACACCGCCGTCGTGGTCGTAACCGATGTGCCAGACGCGGCAGTCCCAAACGCCGTGTTGATCTTCGGGTCGGTGGTCGGCACGCCGCTGAACTGCAAGATGTCATATGCGCGGTCACTCGATGATCCGCTTAAACTGAGCGTCACGATATTCGAGGCGTTGCCTAGGCAGTTATATGCATAAAAAATGCACATGTTGCCGCCGCCGCCGCCAATCTGTTGTGTCGTGCCTGTTTGGAAATACGTATTGCCAGCCGTGTCTGTTGGCACTCCGCTTGGCGTCTTCGTCGAATCATCAATGTAGAACATCGCCACGAGGAGATTGCCAGCCGTAGCCGACGTCGCCGCAGAGGCGATAGAACTCGAACTCGACGTGTTGCCGCCGCGAGCCGCGTTGACGAACGCAATCGCCACCTACGTGAACTTATGGAACGCCTGCGTGATCGCCGCGTAGACGTGGTCAACCTGTGCGTCGGTAGCCACCTTCGAGAGCAGCGAGTTCAGCTCGTCATACGCAGCCTGCGTCGTCGCCACGTCAGGGAAGCCGAACTTCGACCGCATATACTCGCCGACGACGCCGGTCTCCTTCATCGTGTCCATGGTCGCCACGAGGTCAATCAATCGCTGCACGGCCGCTGTGAGCGGAGACATCACGCCCTGAATGAGTTGCCCGTAGGCTGATGTCTTGTCGTAGGGAAGGTGTGTGTAGTCAGCCATTAGGCTCCTTTGTATCCACTGAGGCTCACCTTCGTGCTTGAGCCGGTCGTGACATTCGCGACGTAAACTGCGGTCGCCGTCGTCGGCTGACGAAGCGGTGTCGGGAAGACGAATGTTCCACCACCACCACCCGTGGTCGCCACTGCGGCGGCTGGAGCTGGAATCACATAGAACGCGGTGCCACCACTGCCATCTTGAATCGAGATGTCTGTCGATACCGTTGTGCTCCCGTTGCTCACGGTAATCTGCGTGATGTAGTTCCGAAGACCCGATGCCGGGGCAGCAAGCGTAATGGTCGATGTGGTCCCAGTCATCGCTGATGTCATCGCGAACGACACGAAGTTCTCAGGATTCGCATACGGCAGAACGATGAGCTTCCCG